CGACCGGGTCACCTTCGCATGACGTGCGGACAAGTGCAAGGCCGGTCACCGCCAGCTCGGGAGCGGATCCGTATTTTTCAGCCGCTTCCTTGGCTACGTTCGTTCCCCATTGGGCCACAGTCCGACCTTTGCGACCTCCACCTTTGGCGCGGACTTTCAGGTCCAACGAACGTAGGGCTCGCGTGCATTGCACCGTAGTGAGGCCCGCGTCTTTCAGCGCGGCCAAAAGGAACGGTCCGAACTGTTCGCGGTCCACCGTTGGGTGCGTTGCGTGCAAGCTTTGCAGTACCTTTGCCGCTTCGCTGTTCAACGCTTTCTGTCCGCGTTCGTCCGCTTCCTTGCGTTCAGCTGCGATGCCATCGGCCACCCCTACGGCGAATGCTGTAAGGCCCTTTAGTAGGGCCTTGTCGGCGTCCGTAGGTTTGAACTTTGCCACCTTTGCGCCTTTGGCGCTCTTTACTTGCTTTGCCATTGTTTTTCTGGTTTGTGGGCCTTCGCGGCCCGTTGTTTCAAGTTGAAATAAGGCGTTCCGTTCACGAAAGGACATAGTTAGTCCGTTAGGACGTATCCTTTCATTTTTCGGATCGTTGCTACGTGCGCCCTGTAGCTTTGTCAAAGTATCGGCACCGCGTCCCCGTGCCTAACGATACAAAGATAGTCAAAGAATAGATAAATGCAACAAAGATGTGCCCTATATACAAAAATATAATATATGCAAGATAGATGTGATTAACGGTTGGATGTGGGACGAACGGTTAACCGCCCTCACGTGTACGCGTAGACGCAACTTGGTTGCATCTTGTTAGTGTGGGGCTATGTTCACGGGATATGGTAATTCCCCAACTTTCAGAAATTATTGAAAGTTCTGAACTTCCCATATGGAAACGATGGAAACGATATTTCCCTCAAAACGTTTCCTATGTACCCGTTCCATGGAAAATGATGCACCGGGCAAATGTCACCAACGTATTATATCCCATGGAAACTATTTGGGTCCCCTTTTGTTCTCCTGTGGAGCGCAGCAGCAGCGAGACTTTCCGGTGAAGGGGTGTGGGGGGGGGTATGGAGGGGGAGGGTCCCCTGTACCCAGATTTTCAGAAAATTGGTTTATTGGCCCCCTTACGCTCTCTGAGATTATACCATCATGTGTTGCCCTTGTCCTGAAACTGGTAGGGTCCCCTATTCTTGGCTCATTCCTGCCTCTGTGGGCGACTTTCTCCTTTTGGGTGGTAGTAGGGGGTGTTTTGGGTTGCGTTCGTGCGTCCAAGGGCTTATTTTTGCCTTATGGCAGCAAAAGCAACTTTTAGTGGTCAGGAGTTGGTGGACGAGTATTCTTCTCTTCAGGAGCGTTCTGGTGGGGATAGGCTACGTAGGAGACGGGAGTCTCTGTTCTCTGTGGAAGAGATGGCTGAGCTTATGGGTGTGTCTGTCTCTGTAGTAGAGGAGCTGGAGAGGTCTTTCTTGACCACTGAGCAGAGGAGGTACTTGAATGTGCTTCGGTATACCTATGGGTTCTACCCTATACGGTTAAAGAGGGTTCGTAGGGTAATGGATAGTGGGGAAGTGGCTATTGTCTCTCCGCGAGACCCAGATAACGATACCGAGTAAGTTACTTGGTGGTCTAATTTGTCTGCAACGAAGGACTCGAACCCTCATTTCCGGGTTCGTAGCCCGGCGTGCTATCCATTGCACCAGTCGCAGAGTGTTGTCGGTCGTGGACTCGAACCACGATACTCTCCTTCAAAGGGAGATGTCCTGCCATTAGACGAACCGACAATAGGTGTTGGATGGGATTCGAACCCACGACAACTGCCGTCACAAGGCAGCGCTCTACCGCTGAGCTACCAACACAGTCAGGGAGACAGGATTTGAACCTGCGACTACTCGCTTCCAAGGCGAGGCTTCTACCGGGCTGAACTACTCCCTGAAGATCTTGGTACGCTGTGAGAGACTCGAACTCCCATGCCTCGCGGCTCTGGTTTCTAAGACCAGTGTGTCTACCAATTCCACCAACAGCGCATAGTGACTCAGGCCCGCTGATGGGGTCGGAGTCGTGGCTGTCGATGAAGTAGAAGTGTCATTGCGATGCAAATATACAACAAGTTCGTCAGTAAACAGAAAAGCCACCAAGGAGAATTCCTCAGTGGCCTTTCGCGACCGCGCTTTGGGGATTCGCTTACTTTATGCAGTTGCGAGCTTCACTGCCCACATGGCCGCTTCTTCGTAAGCTGTCTGTGCGAGGGCCGCAAGGCGAGGGTCTTTGCTTTTCAGTTCTTCACAGATGTTGATCAGCTGCGCCGTGAGACGCTTGATGCTGTCCACTTCCGAGCTGCCAGAGGCGTTAAAGCTCACTCGCACTCGATATTCTCCGATTGATTGCTCTTCGTTCATTGTTGTTTGGTTGTTGGTTTTGGTGTTACTGGCCACATGATCGGCTCATACCCAGTAGGATATGCCGGACGACGGCCATGGGTGAAGTACGTATTGCCCTTCAGGTAAGCCTTCAGGCGACGCTGCTCATGGCCGCGCTCCCACCTGTCCTTTTGGTATGTCTCACTTCCCGGGTCAAGGGCCTTGTGGCTCGGAAGTGTTCCGGGATAAAGCCTTGCTTGTTTTTCTTCACTCATTGTTGCTTGGTTTTTGTCTTGCTTGTAGCTTCTTCCTCTTCTCCTCGCATGGCCCGCATGGCTTCTTTGCTGCAGACTTCAGGATGAGCTCTCCTTTGGTGATCAGGTCCTCGTAGTGCTTTCTGATTGCGCCGGAGAGTTCGTATGGGTCTCGCCCATTCTTGTATGCGTCAAGGACAATCGCATACAGATCATCATCGCTCAGAAGAGGCTTTCGATTTGTTTTATTACTCATGGTCATCTGTGGATCACGACTGCTCTTCTTGAGGATCGACCGCGATCGGGGTATCGGCAGCAACTACCTCGGCCACTGGAGAGTCGAACTTGGCCCGCTGGCTCAGGAAGTGGAACTGCTTGAACAGGTTGGCGAAGTCCAAGTCGTTCTCACTCAGGCGCTCCTTGATCTCATCAATGATAGCCCCTTGGGTCTCCAGACGCTTCTCGATGTTCTCTACACGCAGAATGACGTCAGTAAGCGTCATTGTCTTCATTTCTTGGCCACTATGTGGTGTTTCCTCCACAATGGTCGCATCGTGTGCAACGATGGGCCCGAGCTTCTTCTTGTTCTTAGTCATGGGTAACGTCGTTCTGAAAGTTCTCTATGGTCTCGCTCATCAGGTCAATAGCCTTCTGGCACATCATCATGGCCATCGGGTAGTCTCCAGAGTCTGCAGCACCGGTGGCTATGACCAAGCAGGCTCGCGGGTCGCCAAACGTCATCATGATCAGGTTGTCCTTCTCGGAAGCAGACGCCTCCGGCTTGGATGATTGCTGTTTTTTGACCACAGGAGGTGTCAAAGATACGAAGTAGTTTGCAGTCTTGCAAGAAAAATCTTCAACACCATGCAAGATTCTGGCCACAGGAGTATATTTGTCACTGAGTATCAGGGAGTTGCGTAGAGTCATGGGAGGTCCATGAACGGGTTTAGTTGCTTGTACCCCAGTTATCACAGCCCCTGATCACTCACTTCTCTGCTCTAACACATGCAGAAGGGCCACGAGCAGACAGCGTTCCTGCAGTCAGTAGTTCTCTGGCCACTGGGTAATCCCTCAGACACTTTCATTGCCCGCTGAGCCCTGAGCTTCAAGATAAGCTCTTGGTTGTGGTCAAGTGACTTCCTCTCTTCTTTTATGATTGGTTGCTTCATCTTCCTATGCTTGTTTCTCTGTTGTTTCTGCTTAGGAAACTTTTTCTTTCGAGAGGGGTTGACACGATGTCCCATGTGTGCTATGTTTGTCCCCACTTACTGAAGGCGGTTCATAGTAGCCTACCGTCCCGAGGGAGATAAAAAGGCTCTTTGACATTCTTAGGACAGTGGGTCAAGCGGGTAAGCCCCGCCCTTCATACTACTCTTCACGGAGTGGAAACCCCACTGGAACAATAAGCCCAATAGGGTTATGATCTTGTTCTTGTGTTGCATGTACAGTAACACTTGCCAAGATACTAAACATATCCCTATGAATACATAGTTAGTGGTCAGGGTTCTAAGAATGTCTGTAGGTTGTGGGATGTATCCTCGGTGCTAAATCCCCCGAACCCCCTATGAAGGGTATTAGACCCGGTGTGTTCTGTTCTGAAAATCAGCTACTTTTGTGTGCTTAGTCAGCCCTAAGAACAAGACAAATAAGCCATGGAGGTAAACATCTTCCCCAACAGACTCGAGATCATCGCCCCGCCGCTGATCGTTGGAATACCCGGGACAGACCTCCGATCTGTGGCCTATCGGTTCGACCCCAATCCAAACCCACAGCTCAATGCCGGTAGCTGGATCGTGTACGTCACCGACGTCTATGGGAATAGCTACGACATCCCGACCGCAACGGTAACGAACCATGGGACGTGGAAGAACGGGGAGGATGGAGCCAAGCAGGCAGTAAAGGACATCTCTGCCGTGGTCGGATACGTACCAAGCTCACCTCCAGCGCTTCCGGGAGTTCAGGACTCCATCGAGTACTCGGGTTCGAACCTTCGACTTGTTGGGGATGACCCGGCCCCGGGCCCTGACCACGTATTCGGAACAGACGCAGCCGGCAACAAGGGCTGGAAGCCAGACCCATCCGGAGGCAACGCCATCGAAGGTCTGACAGGCGATGTATCTGCCACCGGACCAGGAACCGTAGCCGCCACCATCCAGCCCGACGCCGTGACCAACTCCAAGTTGGCGAACATGGCTCAGGCAAGGTTCAAGCTCCGCTCTTCCGGTGCGGGGGCCGGAGATCCTCAGGACGGAGACGCCAACGCAGCCTCCACCATTCTCGACGGAGCAACCGACCCGTTTCTGCGCACTTCTGCTTTGCCCCCAATCCCAACCCTGACGCCCAACACCAATGTGGTATACGTCAGCAAGGTCGGCAATGACTCCGATACGGGCCTGACGGTAGCGGACCCCAAGCTGACCATCAACTCAGCCCTCACAGCCGCCCTTGCCCTGTCTCCGGCCCCCGCAGCGGTGTACGTTCTGGATGCTGGTGAGTATACAGAAGACCTAACGCTTGGTTCTGTTCCGGTCATTGCGCCATCCGCAACGCTGATCGGTCGCGTTGACATGGGTGCAAACGCAATGCTGGTGGTCAAGAACCACTACCCCGCCATTGATGCAAGCGTAGCTGTCGGTGCGCTCAACCAGACCGGCTACGCATACTACATCTGCGCCGACAAGCTGGATGTCCGTGGTAAGGCGGGCGGGTTCACCTCGTGCGATGCCGTCAGGAACCAGTACAACGGCATGGTGCTGCATGTGAAGTGCCCCGTCATCATCGGAAGTCAGACAGCGGTATATGCAACCAACAACACCACCGGACACATTCACCTCGATGTGAACGACATCTACTGCACGAGGTCCGGCAATGTGGGTCTGTACGCGACGGACACCGTTGGGGTCGGTGGTCGCATCTACGGCAAGGTTGATCACATCATCAACATCTCCGGCGCAACCTCCTCCATCGGTGTCTGGACAGCCAGCGCAAACTCCTTCATCTCCATTACCTCCAACGAGATCAACACTGATACAGCATACAACTGCACGGTCGGATCGCTGTATCTCATCTGCCCACGCATCCTCGGAACTCGCACCGGAACTCCGGTCTTTGAGGCGTCTACCCACATCGTAACAGGCACCCAGCCGCTCGATGCCGACCTCACCGCCATCGCTGCCCTATCCACCAATGGCCTTGTTGAGCGCACAGGTGCAGGAACAGCGGCTATCCGAGCTATTGGCGTAACAGCAAGCACAGATATTCCTTCTCGCGCTGATGCTGATGCAAGATACAAACCGATTCAGGTCACCGGGCTTACGCTTACTACTGGTGCATGGACTCTTGCATCAGGGCTTTACGAGCAGAGCATTTCTGATGCCAACATAACCACATCGTCCATTGTCGATGTGATACCGAATAACGCAGACTTTGCAGTTGTCGCAGCAGCATCATTCCTCCCAAGAACAGATAGCGCTTCAGGGTCTGTAAAGGTCTACTGCAACAACCTTCCGTCTGGCAACATCGGAGTAACCATCAACATCCTAAACACATGACAGTAGGAAGATTCGCGTCCGGCTCATCCGGATTGTCCACGGCAAATATCCTCCGCGAGTACACCTCAGGAGCAACGTGGAACAAGCCCGCTGGTCTGAAGGAGCTTTTCGTTCTCGTTGCTGGTGCTGGAGGCGGCGGTGGTGGTGCTGGTCGTAGGATCGGAGCGGCAACCGGTGCGTCAGGCGGCGGCGGAGGAATGGTCCGCTGGTTGCGCATACCGGCGGCGGGCCTTGGCACTTCAGAAACCGTCACTATCGGCACGGGCGGCTCTGGTGGCGTTGGTAGCTCGGCTGCTGCTTCTGGCGGAACGAATGGAGGCGACGGCGGGACCACTTCTTTCGGCTCGCACATCAGCGCCGCTGGTGGAGGAGGAGGCCTGAAGGGTGAAGCGTCCGGAGGTATAGCCGGTGGCGCGGGCGGGAATATCGTAGGAACGCGCTTTATGCTTCAAGGGAGCACCGGTGGCACTGCTTCGGGCAACTCCAACGGAGGCGCCGGATCGAACGGATGGGGCCAAGCCTCTGCTGGTCCGGGTGGCGGTGGTGGAGGGGCTTCTACCAATACGCCCGCTGCGTGGGCCGGTGGCAACGGTGGCGGCGTGTTTGAATGGAACGGTTCAGCTTGGGCACTTGTTGCGGGTCCGACCGGCCCAGCAGCCAACGGCGGCGCTGGAACGAACGGTTCGAACGATCAGTGCCTTCACATTCTTCAGTCGTTGACCGAAGTTGGCACCATTGGCATTGGGACCGGTGGTGCTGGTGGGTCAGGCAACCAAGGCACGGGGACCGCAGCAGGACAAAAGGGTGGCAATGGAGGACGAGCCGCTGGCGGCGGTGGCGGCGGTTCCGTTCAAGGTGGCACCGGTGGCAATGGAGGCAACGGTGGCGACGGTTTTTGCATCGTTGTGGAAATATACTAATTCAGCCGGTGGTTGAACTCACTCCCATCGAGTTCCCGTCCATCGAAGCTGTTGTGGATGACTACAACATCCCCATCCCCGTCCACATACGCCTCAGCAAAGCAGCCACAGCACCCGCCGTCTGTCACATGCTCCCTCCTGTCATTCACTGGGAACACATGCCACACAGTTCTGTTGCCGCAGCTATGTGCTTCTTCGTTTGACATGCAGTACAAATGTATGAGCGCTTCTGATTACATTCGCACCATGGAACAAGTAAAACAACCATCCGATCGATCTCGAACCAGTCGTCGCAAGCTGCATACGCTGGCAGAGAAAATGCACGCATACGCAAAGTCCAATGGGCTCAGCGTGTTTATCATGTTCGACGGATCTCAGCCCGGGGCGATCAAGCAAACTGGATACTACAACGCATACATGGCCCAGCATGTTATTGGGCACATGGCGCTATCGCATCCAGACCTGTTCCGACAGACCACGGAAGAGATCAACCGGCTCATTGAGCAGCGCAAGGCACAGGGAGAATCACCTGTCGGGTCTGTCGAGCAAGTTGATGGCCCTTCTGGTGTCGTTCACCCTACGCTTGAAGTCCTCAAGAAGGACGATGATCTCATCAGCCCTTCGGTTGACGAGCATCCCGAAGCGTGAGTCCGCTTCCTGCTCGAATCTTGTAACGGCTTCGTTCATTTTGACAAGGGCGCCGGCTATGTCCTGAACCGTGACATTGGTTTTGTCGACAGCGCTCCTGCCAGATGCAGGAGTTCTTAGGTCTGGGAATACGAGCTTGTTCATGTCGCAAATCTACTAAAAGCAAGAAGCCCCCTTTCGGGGGCCTCTTCGTTATTGAGCCGGTGTGTTAGGGAGGCGTGATGTTGCTTCCGTCGCTGTCCAACAGCATATATCCGTCACCAGCGCCCAAGGCGGCACCAATGGCAGTAATAGCATCAGCCGCTGCAGTGGCGTCATCCATCTTGAACTTGGTGTACAGTACGCCGGTAGCACTGTAGAAGCCAACGTATGCACCACCCTGACCCAGCGGGAACAGGACGCTACCGGTTGGGCCGACGGGGTCGCCATTGCTATCAACAGCAGTCAGCTGGCCCTCTACAGGGGTCGTGTTTCCCGTGGCTCCGCTGTTGCCGTTCGGGTCTGCGCCGTAGTACGGGCCGGTGTAGGTGTACGCATCAGGACCATTGAAGGTCGGGTACGTGATCAGCTTACTGAACGGTCCAACCGTTGCCATAAGCTGGGGCGTGACGAAGTTGGTGTTGACCGTTTCGCCGCTCGAGGTTTTGAACTGAATGATCATTGCGGTGTCTGTTTGTAATGCAAATGTACTGGGTTTCAGGGAGTTATGACATTCTTGAGAAGATTTTTTGAAGCTCTGTGCAACTGCACATATCTTTGACCCCCATGGAAAAGCAGGACATCAAGAACGTCATTCAGCTCAAGATCAATGCCCTTGAGACCCAGTGGAACAAGGTGGTTGATGAGGAAGACCGCAATACGCCGTCCGACTACCTAAAGGCGGGCGCCATTCAAGGCGCGATCAACGCATTGATCGACCTTCTCGTTGAGGTTGATCGAATGGCTTAGGCCGGCGTGCAGTTGGTGCGGATTGCAGCAACTGCGATTTCTGCGCCAGCTTGGGTATTGACCCAAGCGCCTTGGTTGCTGATCTGGCCCATAGGCAGGTCTTGGAACCAGCCCTCATCGCTGCGGATACGAACAAACCACTGCACGAACGGGGTGGCAGAGATCTGCGAGTTGCTTAGAGTTGATGCATCGCCCGGATCAGGGTAGTTGTCCTGACTCAGAGTGGCGTTGTTTGCACGCGACGCAAACGGAGAGTCTGTTTCGGGCTCCCACGCAGCGTCACCATTAGCCAGACCATACACACGGACGGTCTTTGCATGAACGGCAACATCCGTAACCATTCGGTAGTTGATCAGCGTTTGTGTGCCGCTTGCATCATTGATGCTGATGGATCCGGTGGTCAGCACCACGGTGTACGGGAAGCTCATTGGCGTATCGTTTGAGGGTCTATAAGGACATGCAAATATACCTCAAGTGGTTGATTCTCACTACTTTGTACTTATTTTTGCTGCATGGATACAAAGAAGTCCATTGCAGAACATACCGCCGAGCTCCTTCTTCAGCTAAACGCTGGCGGCGTTCTGTTGTCGGGCTCTCATAGGCAGGAGGTCAGAATTGCGGGGCTTGGGGAAGAGCTTGACAAGGCCGACAAGAAGGTTATATACGACAAGACGGTAGACCAAGCCAAGGAGGATGACGACACTGGGTTTGGAGAGTGCCACCTGTGGCTATACGAAATACCGGAAGTAACCGAAGGGGAAGACAAGGGTCGGCCACTGGAGGGAAAGTGCTACTACGATCGCATTCCGGACGACTGGAAGAAGAAGTGGGAGGGAGTAGAGATTGACCGTTCCATGTGGCGCCCGGCTCGTCCAGAGGTGGCAACACAGGAGTTCCGAGAGTTTATCAACTCGCATATCCCGAGGTTCGATCAGCTGATTGCCTACGAGCCCTTCTTTCTGTACGTAGAGCAGGCCCGTAGGTGGCTGGAGGACAAGAGAACCCTTGCAGACATAGACCCTGCCGAGAGGTTTGAGTGGAAGCAGCAGGAGCTGTCCCGAATTGCACAGAACAAGCTGTACGGACTCAACAAGTACGTCAGCATCAAGGAAGATGGATTCATCGGTGGTCGCCGGCCATACGAAGCCAGTACCCCTCAAGCCCTTCTGGCCTTCCTTGTAGACTGCGGACATAGCTTCGACCTTGTCAAGGGTCGTCAAGCAGCCATCACGTCCACCATGTTGGCCATGGCTGCTCTGGAGGCAGTTGTGCGCTCTTCGTTCAGCGGTGTGTTCATGGTCCACAAGAAGGACGGCACTGGTAAGACCCTGTTCCGGGATAAGTTCCAGAGCACCTTCCAGCACCTGCCCCACTGGATGATAGGTGAGGTGGATGTAAGCAAGGGCTTCTCATCCGAGAGCGCCATCATGGACTTTGACCCGGGCGACACCAAGGCTCAGAAGGGTCGTGACATCTCGGAACTCCGACTCCTCTCTGCGGAGGACAGCATGACCGTGAACGGTCGAACACCAACTTGGTCATTGTTCGATGAGTGCCAGAATATTCCCACATACCAGACGATCAAGAGCGAGATTGATCCGACGATGTACCAGTTTAACAAGGCCAAGGGCCGCTTCGAGCTCGTTCGACAGGCGTTCGCATGGGGCACGGGCTCGTCGAACAATACTGGTCAGGGAGCGTTTGAGAATGACTTCAAGTCGCTTTTGGCTGCTTGGGAGGGTGGTGAAGATACAAGTGGATGGGTGCCTGTCTTCATGGACTGGACCTGCCGCCCGGGCATGACCCGCGAGTTCTACAACAAGCAGAAGGTAAAGTATCTGCGTGGCCAGACCGAAGAGACCAAGGGTCTAACTGCCACAGAGCGCTTGTCGCTGTTCTCGGCCCACTATCCCAGCAAGCCAGACGATGCGTTTATGACCAGCCACAAGACGCTGGTCCCAATGGACATCATCGTCAAGCAGCAGAACAGGATCATTAATGACTGTCACAAGAGGGGGCTCAAGCCGGTTCCGGGAAGGTTTATTCCAGTGTTTGATGAATCCATCAAGCTCCCAGACGGAAGCGCGTTCCCGCATCCGATACGTGGCGCCAAGTGGGCGCCTTCGGCAGCAGATGATATCGAGGCTCCGGTCAAGATGTTCTTGGAACCGGACAACTCCTTTGCGCATCGCTACACACAAGGCACGGACCCCATCCAGAACGATGGCGGATTTTCGCGCTTCTCGTCGGTGATATGGGACGCAGCTGCCCGCGAGTTCGAGGAGAACGGACAGCCGGCATATGCACAAGGCGTGGCCTGTGTACTCAACTCTCGCACCACATTCCCTCAAGACCTATTCCTGCAGAGCATCCTTATGGGAATGTATTACAGGAACTACGGCCAGAAAGCCTGCCGCGAGCTTGTCGAGATCAACGTAGGTCACAGATACGTTGACTTCAAGTGCTCGCCGGTGTTCAACCTAAGGGACTCACTTCTAACCCGCCACGAGCTATTGCCAAAGTATAAGGTGGGCGGTGCCACGAACATATACGGAATTGACCTGAAGGGAGGAAAGGGTAGTCGCAAGGAATCGCTGTACGGAGACATCACCGACCTGATCCGCACCCATGGCCACAACATCTGGTACTATGACATCTGGAGCCAGATACGCAGTATTTCTGTTGAATCGAAGCCAGATGGATCTGTGGTGTGGGGAACGATGAACAAGAACGTCTACAATGACGACATGGTGTACGCTATGGCGTACGCCGAGCTTGCGCACCGGTGCATCAACAAGAATCCGCAAAGGATCTCACCGGAGTCCAAGCAATACAGAATCAAGAAGGTTATCAAACGTAGCGCGAATCTGAACCCGTACTACGCATACGAAAAAGTCGAAATCAAGTACTGAGAACATGGATAATGACATTGTAGGGCAGTTGCTCAAGAAGAACTACCTGATCTTCGCTCCGAAGAACGGAAAAGACCTCCGGGTCCAATATCCGGAACTGTCCGAATATCCGGAGTTCAAGCAGGATCAGATCAAGTCACACGACCTACTGTTCGTGTGGTGGTTCCGATGCTCGGCATCGCCATACGCCGACATGGAGGACAAGGACAAACTTGAGCCCTGCATTCGGATCGCATATCCGACTGAGCAGCAGCGCGAAGCAAAGCTCAAGGAGTTCAAGCAACAGTTCCCTGACGGCATCAAGGCGGCGTTTCGAAGAATGGAGTCGTTCAACCTTGGCGCTCGTGTTGAGAACTACCTTTATACCCTGAGAGTCAGGAGCAACTGTAAGGCAATGCTCGAGGTAGATGCCAAGATGATGGACATCGAAGAGCAGGAGTCTTGGAGTAAGCGAGCGCCCGGCATTTGGAGGCTAATGGAGGAGACAACGAAGGCCCTTGAAAAAGGCGGATTCGGTGTTTCTGAAGCAGAAGACACGCTCGTCAATGAGCTTGATGGATCAGTAAGGTCGTTTAGACAGTCGAACCGATGACACCAACCACAACGAACAACAGGGGTTTTTGGAGCTGGATTCCAATCTCCACCATGATCCCTCCAAGCATGACGCTTCCGGAGGAAAGCAAGGATCAGGCGTATCATGCCCTGTGGACGCGCTACTTCCTGTCGCGTCAGGTGTCGACTTGGATAGAGTTCTACCGCAGTAATTACGTCTCCAATATGGAGTACGCAATTGACTCGCGCTGGGGCGAGGAAGAGGATGTGAGGATGTTCCTTGGTGACGGCCCTGCACAGACATCTCGGATCCCGTTCAAGTTCCCCATCCTATCCCCCATGCTTACCCGCATGATTGGAGCGGTGGACAACATCTCCATTTCTGCTGATGTGGAATCCGTCACGCAGTACTACGCACAGACTCGCCGGGAAGAGGAGTTCCTCCGTGCCATGGCCCTATCCGAGGCATCTGCCGCTGGTCCGAACATGGCCGGCGTGTACGAGGATGAGGGTATTTCGCCTGACGTCAACCAGACCGAGCAGTTCTTCGACATGACCTATCAAGACCACATCAAGCGTGGCGGAAGGTCATTGGCCAACATGCTGTCCGAGCGCAGTAGACTGGATGACACCAAGCGAGTTGCGGCCACATTCATGGCCCTTTCTGGCGTATCGGCCGCACACTGCTTCATCAACGGCAACAATCTGGAGTGGGAGATGTGCGAGCCCCGTGAGGTGGGATGGGACACGTCCGCTCTTCGTCCAGATTTTAGTGACGGACAGTTCGTGTACACATGCCCACTAATGTCCGTGTCGGCCATTGCAGAGCGATGGAACTCCGAGAAGGACATCATCATGGCCCTTGACAAGTGGTCGCGGTTTATTCCAAACGGGACAAACTTCAATGCGGGTTGGCCGCAGTCTCGGCCTCGTGTCTTCACCATGTACTGGAAGGATATGAAGTATGTGGAGCGCGGGTTTGTGATGAAGGACGGCGAGCCGCAGTACTGCACCATCAATGAGATCAATCCGGATACCGGCAAGCCGGACTACACAGACGCCGACCTGATCACACCTCCGGAGAACATGTACACCAATGCGTGGACGAACTCCGAGCTCAAGGCCAAAAAACAGCGTCGTGCTATTGAGGTTGTGCGATATTGCTCAATGATACCTTGGGAGTACCTCCCGGGCGGATACACCAAGAACCTTCCGTTCCGCAACGACGTAAAACCCCCCGCGCCACCAGACAACTCCGGACTGCCGCACATCGGCGTCGTGGGAGACCTCGTGCTTGACTATGGCATGTACCCCCTACAGGAGGCAGATCCAGATGACGTATATTCTGTCAAGTTTCCGATCAAGTTCTCGGCATGGCGCTACCTCGGCGGTCACGCAGTAGCCCCATTGACGGCAGCTCGAGACCCGCAGCGCTGGATCAACCAGATCGCATCCGACATCGCTTGGAGGCTCCGTAAAGCCGGCGGCAAGTCTGTTCTCATTGCCAAGGAGGCCGTAGACGGCTCCAATATGGACGAGCAGGATATCGACCTCAAGGTGAAGGAGGGGGACACAATTGTTGTTCCGGCGTCCATGCTCGGTGGCTTACAAAACGCAACCGGACAGATCGACGCATCCCCGGGCCCGGGCTTCTACAACCTCCTTGGGGTATTGCCTCAGATGAAGGCGGTGGCCGAGTCTGCGGTCGGCGTGTACGAGAGCAACTATGGAGCTCCTCAGGGTCAGGACCAACTCGTTGGAACACTTCAGCTCCAATTGCAGCAAGCTGGTGTAATGCAGCAGCCATTCTACGCTGCTATTGCTGATCTGTATCGCCAGATCCATCAGTTCAACGTACAGGCCGGCAAGCAGTTCTATTCTCGTCGACCATGGCTATTGAGCCAAATGGTTGGCGATGATGACATGGCGGCTCTTATCGCAACCGATGATATGCAGCTGGAGCAGTTCCGCGTCCGCGTGAAACTTGCCCCAGATGGCGCCCAGTTGCGACTGATGACAGACCAGCAGACCATTCCGCAGCTTATGCAGCTTGGTATGCTTGATCCTACAACGGCCGCTCAGCTCATGGGCCGATCTACGCCAGATGACGTTTATGCGGCATCTCGTCAGTTCACCAAACAGGCTGCTGCTGCGGCTCAGGAACAAGCTCAGGCTCAGGCAATTGCCCAGAAGGAGGCAGACATGGCTGCTCGTCAGGCAGAACTTGACAAGAGTCAAATGGACCTGGCGAAGCAGGAATTGAATGCTGACACGAAAATGGCTGGCCTTGAACAGAAGTCGAACCAGCCATTTATTCAGGCAGAAAGTGAGTGGATGAAGCCGGACGCAAATCCGGCAGCAGCCCCCATAACTGTCTGATAATCAGAAAAAAAACTGCATAGAGCAGAAACAAGAACACAAACAGCACATATATTTGCATCATGGAAACCCAAACCACTGACACTCAGACGGTTGAATTGACTGGCGCAGCCCTTTCATCTGTACTCGGACCTATTCTGGCTGAGCGCAAGGAAGCGTATGCTCAACAGCCAGCTCAAGCACAAGAAGCTCCTGCTGCCGCACCGGCGCAGCCAGCCACTGAACAAACTACTGCTGCGGGTAATGAGCCCCCCCCTTCACAGCCCGCAGCGGAACCGGTAGCAGGGGCACAGCCAGCAACGGCTGCGCCTCCTGCCGCCACTCCGGCCGCTGCACCAGCGGCCCCGGAGGATCCATACGCACAGGTCGTGTCCGGTATTGTTGAAGAACCCAAGCCGGCCCTGACTTGGACGGATGAAGCCAAGGCTCTGTATAAGCAGACATTTGGAGCAGAAGACCCGCTTGCCCACAAGGAAGAAATCGATCGACAGCTTACTCAGGCAGAGCTTCTCAAGAAACAGCTTGATGAGGTGGCTCCGATCAAGCAAGGCATTGATGCCATGCCGCCCGCTATGCAGCGTGCCATCCAGCTTGCCCTATCCGGCAACGTGGCCGAAGCTCAGGAGTATCTGAAGTCCATTCCGAAGGTTGCTCTTGAGAACAAGGAGGCTAAGGACCTGAACGACCGAGCGCTGATTGACACCTACCTGCCCGGCAAGATCAAGCCAGAGCAGTGGGAGATGCTGAACGACCCCGAGGTGGATGACGACGTCAAGGACGCGCTCAAGACCCGGATCGGCCTGCTGCGCGATTCTGCAGCCGATGTCCATGAGGCCAAGCGCACCGAGGTGCAGCGAGAGTACAAGGCCCAGCAGGAGGCCAACCAAAAAGCATTCGAAAACTACCAACAGGGCATTGCTGCCACCATCGCAACGGCCAAGAGCTCGCCACTGCGTGCCTTCCTGAGCGATGACGTGGTCAGCGACATCCAGACTGGTAATTTCCTTGGGAAGTTCGTCCAACAGGACGGCGTTACCCCTACTGCCGACGCAGCAACTCTGTATTTGCGGGCGCTTCACTTCGAAGGAAGTGTGAAGGCCGCAGAAGCGAGAGGATATGAGCGTGGAAAGCAGGAGGCGCTACTGGAGGCTACTTCCCGCCAACCGGCCATGCCTCGCGGCGGTGGCCGTGACATTGGTGACACGCCTACGGCTCCGCTGAGCGAGCAGCAACAGATCAACCAAGTGCTGCTCCGCGTACACCAAGGAACATAAGTAACCAAAGCAAAACCAACCCTAAGACATGTCACTTCAGTCGTACACCCCGAACGTAAACAACGCCCCGTTCGGCCTCGCGAATACCAACGCGCCGGGCTCCCCGTATGCTGCAGCCTTCGGTCGCGGCACCACCTCTCACCTGAACCTCCCCGTCGATCCGGTTATCTTCGACGCCCAGCCCCAGCAGTTCCTCGACCTGCAGTTCCTCATGGCCTTTGCCACCGAGGAGGCTCCCGGCGATGAGATTATCTGGATGGAGAACGTATGGAGCCGTAGCCCCATCGTAACCGCTGGCGCCATCACCGGCGCGGCCGCTACCCCCGGCAGCCCTGTGACCGACACGGTCGTTGTTACTGCAGACGCTTTGAACTACGTTTACGTAGGCCAGAAGCTGCACTACACCGATGACTCCGGCGCTCCCAACCAAGTGATCGTCAGCAACGTCAACACCGGCACCGCCACCATTACACTGCGCTCCATGGTAGGCCAACCCATCGGCGCAGTGGCCGCAACCGGCGTGAACCTGACCAATGGTATGACCGCTGGTGGTGATGGTTTCTCGACCTTCGCCAACCCGGTTCGCACCAATACCATCCGTCGGACCAACCTGATCGAAAAGGTGGGCCCCGAGCAGATGATCTGGAACCGCTTGGAGCGCCTCAAGTGGAAGAACCTTGCGCAGACGAACTTCATGGAGGTTGATATGCGCAACCTGTTGACCCAGCTCAAGGTGAGCATGTGTCAGCGTATCTGGCTGGACCAGTATGGCGAGGGTCTGGTGAGCTACAGCAACGCCGGCGAGACCGCCATTGCAAAGTTCACCGAGGGTATCATCCCGGCTATCATCAACAACGGCGGTGCAGTGCTGAACAGCA